GCGAAAGTTCCTGGAACCGGCATCAAGCAAACCTTATTTGAGAAGCCAGAACGGTGAAAGTCGCGGAAGCAGTCTTGATGATCGTATAGGTGTAAGCATCAATGCCAGATGCAGTGCCATACGACCAAGCAATGCCGCCTTGGTATTTCGGAGTAACGCTGACTCCATCGACCTGAACGATTGTGTTGTAGTAAGCTGTCGCACCATTCGTTGCCATGAAAACGAGGGTTATCGACTGGCCGACGTCAAGAGCAGAGTTGAGGCTCGTCCCGCTTGATGCGCGGAAATTGATCGCCCAATTGGAGCTCGCCGCTGTCGTGTAGTAAAGGACACTCTGCGTCGTGGCATCAAAGTTGATCGTTCCTGTCGCAGCAGTCGCCGAGACAGTAACCTTTTCTGCAGCATTCGAAAGTACAGTCGCAAGCGCACTGGAGTTGCCGCTGAATGTCTGCTTCGCAGTGAACGTGTTTGCGCCACTGAACGTGTAGCTGCCAGTCGGACGGACAACATCCCCGAAAGAAAGCGTGCCAGAAGCGTTCGTCAGGATCGCTTGGTTCGCTGTTCCATCTGCAGTCGGATACGTCAGACCCGCAGGATTATTTATCAGCTTCGTAACTGTTCCGGAAGAGTTCTCCATGTAAACAGAAACGTCAGCAAGGTTCAGCGCCAACTCGCCCGGATTCAAATTGCCAGACGCAGGAGCAGAGCCGGGGGTGGTCGTGCGGTAGTGCTGGATAACGGAGTAGGTTGCTTGAGCCATTTTAGCCTCCGAAAACTATCGCCATCGCAATAGCTTTCCCTGTGGAAACACCACTCGAATATTCGACGACAGTGCCACCAGAGTTCTTGTAGAAAATCTTGCCATCTGCGATGTTGATTGCCAACTCGCCATTCGCAAGATTTCCTGCAGAAGGAACAGAGCTTGGTGTTGTGCTGTGATAAAGCTGGATGGTCGTCTCGTTGGTCTGAGCCATTACTTCAGCCTTTCAAGTTTATAGAGCGTCTGCATATGGAGAGCTGTAAGCTCATCCAAAATGTTTTCCAGTGCAGGAATATTTTTGCAGATTTTCTCACGATTCTCATTGAGCCACAATAGCTCTTCTTTGATCATTTCTTTAGGATCGCCTTTTTCTGGCAAACCTTCAACAACTCCGAATACACCTTGATAGGCTTCGACGAAATTGTCGAGGGTCCCGACAAGATTTTCGTAGTACTTGCCCAAAGATTTATGCTCGGAGTAGGAGTCCGTCAGCCAATGCTGAACGTGCGCATGGTTGCGAGCATTGAACATTCGGATGATAAGCTGATCGATCATCAGAACGTTCCCCCTGAAATGCCGCCCCAAGCTGGCGCGCTAGTTCCGTTCGATTTGAGAACTTGGCCCGTTGTTCCATTCGAGATGAATGACGTGGTGCCAGATCCAGTCTGATAAACGAGCTGACTAGCAATGCCGCCAGCGATGTTGTTTGCGATCGAGGCAGTCGATGCATTGGTGGCATTGGATGCATTCCCAACCGTTATCGTCGCAGGATCAGACCACTGCGGAGCAGAGGCCGAAGACGTCATTATGTAGCCAGCACCCGGCAGAGCGAGCTTCGACAAAGTCGTCGAACCGCTCGCATAAATAGTATCGCCAGCCGTATAACTCGTCAGGTTGGTTCCGCCGTAAGCGACCCCAATCGCGGTTGCGTTCCAAGTCCCAACAGTTACTGTTCCAAGGCCTGTGATGCCAGTGTAAGAGCCACTCAGATAACTTGTGCCGATTGTTCCGGACGTGATCTGAGACCCAGCGATTGCGATAGAAACATCAGAGGCCGAAGTGATCTGCCCTTGGGCATTCACTGCTAGGGTTACAGCAGTAGCTGCTCCGCCATAAGTTCCAGAAGTTACTCCGCTGTTGGCGATGTTAAATGTATACGCTGGTGATTCAGAGAGGCCCGTTCCTGCCGAATAAGTCAGCGGTGCGCCAAACTGAGAGAATACTATTGCTGTAGTTCCCATTGTTATCGGGAGAGGGGTCTGTTGGACCCAAGAAGTATTCGCAAGCGAAGACCCGGCTGTGATCAAAAAGAAATCGCCAGCATCTACTTGATTTACACCAGTTCCGGGGGTGTCAAAATCTGTAGCGCGCGTCAGAATAAAAGGCGCGCCCCCGCTGCCAGTTTGAGTGACAACGTAAACACCATTTTGGGCGCCGCTAACTTGATTTTTCACCAAAATGCGATTGGTCGCAGCGACAAGCGTACCATCAACGGACAAAGCACCATTCGCCGTTGCGGTCAGAGTCGCCCCGACCCCGGAGGTACCATTGTTGTATGTGCAAGATGGAAGTGCAGCGGTAGTAGCCAACCGGCATGATTGATGAAAGTTTATTCCTGCCGCAATTGAATCAGCGTAGGTCTTGTTAACAATATCATTTCCAGAAGAAGGCGCTGTTGTAATAGTGCCAGTGGTCATTGCCACAGACGTAAACGTGCCCGCTCCAGGAGTTGTTCCGCCAATCGTGGCTCCATCAACTGTGCCACCCGTAATTGCAACAGCAGAAGCATTCTGCGTCGACATCGTGCCCAAGCCAGTCACATCGCTGCTCGGGATTGAAGCCGCAGCAGTGAACGCCGAGGAGCCGTTGCCTTTCACATATCCGGTCAGTGTCGTCGCGCCTGTGCCGCCATTGGCGACGTTCAGCGTGCCAGACATCGTAAGAGTTCCGCCGCCCGTTATGGGTCCGCCGGTGAACGTCATGCCTGTCGTGCCACCAGAAGCGTCGACAGACGTTACGGTGCCTGCACCTGCGACAGTTCCCCACTCAAACCCGGAGCCGTTCCACTTCAACAGGAGACCTGCCGCGCCCGGAGCAGCAATGAACGAAGTTGATCCAGAAGCAGTTTGATAAGGGATGCTATTCGCAGAGCCGTCTGCGAGATTCATCGCAGAAGCCACAGACAAAGTATTCGCATCGACCCAAACATATTCACTGGCGCCAGTCGACTGAAGGAGCTGTCCTGCTGCGCCAACGGGACCGACGTACATGCCATCGGCACCGCACCAAATGATCGCGCCATTGTCTGGCACAATGCTTTTTGCAGTGCCACCATTTGCCAGACCGAGGATACCATCGACTTCATTGTCGACAGAAAGATTCACAGCCGGATGCTTGTGATCGTCTCGCGAAATGTTGGACGAAGAGCCTGCGGATCCGCTCTGGAATCCAGATTGTGGTGTGGCAGAAGAAAGGTTAGCGTTGATCGTGACATTGGAATTCAATGCCCCGCCGCCGTTCAAACCTGTTCCTGCGATCACCTGACGAGTTGTCGGGACATAACCGCTAATCGTCGCAGGAACAGTCGTTGCAGCGGTCACACGACCCGTAGCATCAACCGTAAATACCGGGATGTCTGTCGCTGTGCCGTAGCTTCCGGCTGTCACACCCGATGCGGCGAGCTGCGAGGTACCGATCCCGCCATTCGCGACACTTAGTGTGACATTGCTTGAGAGCTGACCGCCGCCCGTTAGTCCGGTGCCAGCGATAACTTGCCGAGTCGTCGGGACACCAGCAACGCTCAAAAGGTCTCCAACACGGATCTGATAATTGTTACCTTGGTAAACAATCATCATAAGGCTGTTTTCGTCAGCAACCGGAGCAAGGGGAAGCTGAGTGATCCGCGTCGGGATTAGATTGCTAGGGACTTCAACCATGAATCACAGCTCCAGATAGCTGTCGCCATCTTCGGTTATGATAAACTCGTCACCCTGCTCTTGGATCAAGCCTGCAGGGTGCGTGTTTATCGGCGTATCGGGGCGATTAAAAGGAAGAACGATCTGATCCGGAGCTCTCGGAGCGAGCCGATAGGGGTCATAATCGTCGGTGTCTGCCTCGCAAACCATCAGATTCGGATAGTTTGGGTCAGAGCGGAGCTCTGCAAGCAGAAATTTGCGCGAGCATCGGGCGCAAATCCCGATACCAAAAGTCGGCTGTCCTCGAACGTCGAGAAATCGCCCGCTCATTTGGTATATGCTCCAATTCCAGGGTTTATTTGGATCGGCGAGCCGTCATTGTCACCGTCCCACGCTCGCTGCATGCTGATCGAAGCACGCTGCTCAAGAACCGGGATCAGCTGAAGGTCGACGGACGGAGTTTCCGCAGCCATTCGAGCAGCCAATCCATTGACGATGGCTTCAATCCAACGCTGCGGGACTTCGACTTCCTGCTGAAGATTCTCGGTGTCCATGATCTGACGATGACGCCAAAGGATCAACTGCGCCTGTTCAGCAGCAGAGAAAGGCGCAGGCCAGATATTTACGACCGGATCAGGGATGTCCCTCTGGAACCAGTAATTGCTCGGTCTGCCGGGGAACACTTTGTTGCTCTGCTGAACGTAGGCGTCTCGGTTCAACGCACCGAGCGGGATTTCTTGCGGCATGTTGCCGAGCGTTATGACCGAATAAGACATCGGGCTGGTCGAAGTTATCCGGAAATAAGCATAGGCGGTCGCCGCAGAAATATCTGTCCACGTAATCTCGCCAGCAGAAGCAGTCTCTGAAGAAGAACCAACCGTAACCCACACAGATCCGTTCGTGCTAACTTGGAAAGTAACAGGCACCGCGGCCGCAGACCATTTGATCCCGACGGTGTCGACGACGGTGCTCGTTGTGAAACTTACCGTGTAAGACGTTGACGTTGTTGTGGTTGCTCCGGTCACAGGCTGCAGGACACGGTAATTCAGATTGAGAACTTCGACCGTTCCCGCAGGCAAAGTGACAATAGGCTGGTTCTCATACATCGGAAGGATAACCTTCTCGATGCACCAGCTTGGCGTCTTAATGTTCGCCATCTCGGAGAGCATGAGATAAAGCGAATCGAGCGCATAACTGTGCATTTCGGAGGTTATTGCTTGTGCTGGCAACCGACAACGCCTGAAGGCGTGGTCAACGACCTTCAGAGCATTAAACGTCGTTCCGCTCACGTTGCCAGAAAAAGCCATGCCATCCTCTTGCGATTCAGAGTGGCTGCTGTTTCAGCAAACCCGCCAACCTATTATGTTCTACGCGCACAGCAAGAAAAAGTTATTTCTTCTTGGCGTTGCGAGCTTCAGAAAGAGCAATGGCGAGAGCCTGCTTTTTGTTCTTCACGACCGGACCGCTTTTGCTGCCGGAGTGAAGCTCTCCTGCCTTGTATTCGCCCATAACCTTGCCGATTTTCTTTTCGGCCATCCCGCCCTTTTTCATCGGCGAGATCATGGGAGTCGCCGGGGCGACCGGAACACCCTTGCGCATTCCCGGATTCTTGTTGCCGCGAATCCCGAGCTTGCTACGGTCAGCGATCATGCCCGGAGGAGCAGACGGACCTTTGTTGTTGTCCATCGCACTCTTCATGACTTTCGCCTTGGCGAAGTTCTTGCTCTCGTTCTTCATGGGCGGATTGCCAGCAGCCAAACCGCCTTCCGCCTTTTTCATGACTTTGCCACCCCAGCACATGCCGATTGGCTTGCCAGCAGGCGTAAAGTCAAATTCCTTGACGTATTTAAACTTGGTCATGGATCACCTTCACGAACTGGCGTAAGTCTTGATTGCTTCAATGACGATCGTGTACATGTCGCCAGCCGAAGCGTCGGACGTCGTAAACAGAACGTCGCCGGTTACGCCTGCTCCCGCATTGCTCGGGATGCCGCCAAACGTCGAAAAATCCATTAGATAGTTCGTGTTTTGCGGGATCATCCAAGCAAACGTATCGGTCGTCGCATCAAAAAGGATCCGGACCTCCATCCCGTGGGTGGTGGACCAGATCTTGTTGATCTTGACGCCATTGCAGGCATTGCCATTGGCATTCGGGCTGAGGGTCGAAACGTCAATCTTTACGACAGCCGTTTCGCCAGTACCGTCCGAAATGTTGGTGAACTTGCCGATGAACAGACGCTCACCGTCAAGAATCGTCTGGGAAGAGACGGTATCCGCCATTGTGGCCTCCTATTAGGCAGCCACAGCGCCGCTGATACCAATGATCGCCCAGCCAGCCGCCGTGTAAATCAGGGTCGCAGAATCACCGACGTTCGTGAAGGTGATGGTCGTGAAACCAATCTTGGTGGTCGGCGTCAGGACCGCAGAGCCGCCATCAACGACGTGGCTGATGATCTTGATCTGGCCAGCGGTGCCATTGGCGAGCGTAAGAGCCTGCGCAGCGCCCGTCGTGGTCAGCGACGTGAACATGTCGGTCAGGTTCACAGCGCCAGCGCCGGACAGCGACTGAACGGAAGCCTGAACGTCGCCAACGATGTTGCCAGTGATGTTGCCAGTGACGTTGCCAGTGAGCGCGCCAATGAAACCATTCGTCGAGGTGACGGGACCGGAGAAAGTAGTAGAAGCCATTTTGAGTTCCTCACATGCGAGATAAGTGCAACAGTCTGCATGTCGTCAGCCGGGACTGTCTGCTGCACCGGGAGAACCCGGATTCCCCCGCCCACTCAGGGGGACGCAACCAGTGGGCGGGGGAAGTGGCTCAGACGCCAGCGGTGCCGTACAGGCCGCGCGGATCCGTCCAGCCAACGGTGTAACGCTCCGTAGCCTTGTAGCGCATGGAGTCGGTTTCGAAGTCACCTTCCATGGACTTTTCAAGACCACGACGCATCATCAGCTTCATACCTTCCGGCGCATCCGTCTGCACCCACCAAGCGGTGGTCGACGTGATACGGGAAAGGTTGGCCTGACCCTTCGACAGCAGGCCCATCGACTTGATGGGGTTGATGTCGTTGTCAGCGGTGCCCGTACGCAGAACGCTCTTGAGGAGCACTTCAGCCTGGAACACGTTCGACGGACCAGTCACGATCTGAGTCGGCGTCAGACGGATACGCTTGCCGTTGTTGTCAACAGCGTTGCGGATCTGAATGAGCAGCTGCTCAAGCGACGTCTGCGAAAGCGCAGCGGCAGTGTTCAGCTGGTTGCTGAACGTACCGTTGACAATCGGGTGCGCTGTGTTGATCAGAGACACACCGTCGCCGCCCGTGTACGCGCTGTTGAAAGCGCGGTTCAGGACGTTGGCGGAGAGGGTCTCCTTCGTTTCGATCAGGGACTGCGCGAGGTGCTTCGCGTAGGTCTGGCCGATACGAATGTGGTCGCCGTCTTCCACGAGGACCTTGGTCAGCGCGAACGCAAGACCGTAGACCTTGTAGAGATAACGCTGCAGGAACAGCACGCCACCAGACTGGTAGCTGACCGCCATGCCATCGGGGAGTTCCGGCGCCGCACCGAACCCGTACAGGACAGGCTCTTCGTGGTAGTTGCGCTGAATGCCCTTCTGCTCACGGAAGACCATCTTCCATTCGTCAGCGCGCTGCTCATAGACACCATCGAACACTTCGTTCAGGATGGGCTCAACGACCGACCGGAAGTCGGTACTACGCATAGGAGTAGCCATAGCTCAGAGCCTCCCTTAGACAGAGTTGACAGCAGCCTTGTAGTGGTGCTCGTTGATACGAACGGTCACAACCACATAGGCGTCGGTGAGCGAGTCATTGATGTTGTAAGCGAAGCCGGTGATCTGGAACTGGCCAGAAGTCGCCTGAATCGCAGACAGGAGCGTGTTCGACAGACCCGTAGAAGTCGAACCACCCGGAGAGGCAACAACCCAGTCGCACTCCTCGCCGACAGCGGACTGAACCGAGTCGGTGCCAGCAGTGCCGGGATTGTTGTACTGGACGTCGAAGAGCGTTTCCGGGTCGTCATAGACCCAAGCAACGATCTGCGTTCCGGTCGTGCCACCCGGCCAGTAAGGCGAAATGGTGGGCTTGCCGGAGGAGTCAAGATACTGCACACCGGCGAAGATGCCAAGCAGCGCAACGCCATCGACGGTGCCCGAGCGGGTGCCATCGGAGGTGCCAAGCTGAATAACGCCGTTGTCGGTGAGCTTTACAGGGTCGCCCGAGAAAATGCTAGCAGCATAGGTCGAAGCGATCGTATAGGCTTTCGGCCGCATCTGGCCACTGTTGTGGTACGACGGACGGAAGCCAAAGGGCGCGCTAGTCGAAGACATAGTTGCTCCTATTGGGTTTAGGGGTTGCGTTAGGAGAGATCAAAGATCGGCTCCCGTTGCTGCCCAATCTCCATGTTGCCATCGCCCATTGTCAACTTCGACTTGGATGCCCTAGCCTGTTGCTCGAGGAACTCTGCCGTATCGGTGAGCTTTTCCTCTTCCCGCATCGGCGCGTCGTGATGAGCTTCGCGCATGTACTTTTCGTACAGTGAGAGGGGGAGCTTGAAAGCAAGCATCTCGTTCACCCCGATGAACCCCTGCCAATCACCAGTTTTGATGGTGGCATATTCCCAGCCGGGAACGTCTTCCGGCTTGACGGGTTCGTAGCCCAGACGAATTCTCATCTGGATGGAATCTCGAGGATTAGTCGTAGTGAGCCAGCAGCAGTGCCAGCCTGGGATCTGTGGCAAGTCCGGAAGAGAGGACTGGAAGAATTGTTGACGGAACATTGCAACCCGCTCATCGTCGGAGATCTCGCGGTTCTCAGTGACAGCCCTATCGGCCATCGCACGGTTAGCGCGATTCTCACCAGCGGATTTCTTGAATCGTTCGTCAGTCATGTCTCGCTCCTTGCAGCGATTGAGTTGATTATTTCCGGTTTAGCGCTAAAAGGAAAGTCCTTTTATTGCTTGTTCATTCGGTCGTACTCGGCGTAGCGTTTGACGTACTTCATACGCAGAACCGGGTCATCCCAAACACCTGCTTCGATCAGCGCCTGCTTTCTTTCAGGGCTAATGAAGATTTCCTTGCGGGTGGTCGCAGGCGCATGCTCTTTACCAGAGCCCACTGCCGGACCGCCGCGCGGCTGACGCTCTTTTTCGACCTTGGCTGCTGGCTTGGACGGCTGACCGAACCTTTCGGGAAGTCGGCGTGCAGCGCGAGAACGGAGCTCGTCCCAGTAGTCTTCCGTCTGGGGGTTGAACCCGTCTTTGGCCAGAGCTTGATCGATCGCGAGGACGATGGCGGAATCTTCGTCACGACCCTGCGGATCGTACCAAGGATTCTCGTTGATGAACTCGCGAGCGTAGTGCATCGTCAGGTCGTCGACCTTCGGAGCAGGGACAGCCTGTTTGGCAGCCTGCTGCTTCTGAGCTGCAAGCTGATTGGCCATCGAGATCGCCTGATCGCGATAGCGCAACGCCTGAGCGACGTCCGCCCCATTGCCAGACTCAATCGCCTTAGCGATGACTCGCTCGGCGAGCTCGGCATCACGTTTAGCTTTTTCTATCTGAGCATCAATCTGGTTGATGTCAAACTGCTGGGATCTCTGCTCCTGAGCGGTCAGTCGCCGCTCAAGTTCGTCATTCCGTTTGCGCAGGAAATCTAGTTCGAGCTTGTCTCGAGTAATTGCTTTTTCTCGACGCTCTTTCCGCTCCTGCTTTTCCTGACGACGACGCTCGCGGATAGCTTCGCGTTCAGCCTCGTCAGCATCGTCTGCTTTTTGGACCACACGCTCATCTTCATCCTCGGAGTCATCCTCGGTTTCAGGAGCAGCAGCTTTTGCCGGATCTTCTTCGACAATGACAAGTTCTTCTTCCTTGCCCTTCACATCGACTTCATCGTCTTCTTTCAAAACGTCAGCCATTGTTCATCTCCTATCAGATGAATGCTTTTACAGCAAGCGGGTCGCCGGTCACGTCACCAATGATGTCGAGGTCGTTGAAGATTACGAACATCGCATTGTCATCGCGGGTGACAGGAACCTCCCAGCGGTCGCCGCCGTATTTCGGAACACGGACGAAATCGCCCGGATGGCACCAATCGCCTTCCGGCCACGCCTGCATCGTGTCACGATTTTTGAATGCCAGCGGACCGAGCGAGATCACCTTAGCGACCTGCGTGTTCCACTTCTCGGTGTCTCGGGTGTCCTCAGCGAGGATAATGCCACCTTTTGACACCCGCTTGGGTGTGCGAATCTGCACCAGAACGCGGCTACCGAAAGGCCGGACGCCGGGATCAACCGGCGGAAAGGCTTCCGCAATGGCGTTCTCAGAGGTCTTTGTCTCCATACTGCTCCTCATCCAGAAGTTGCAAAAGTACGTTGATTGCTGCCTCGTAGCCTGCTACGACGCCAACGCGATACCCGTACTCGAAAGCATCGCGCTCTTGCGGCCGACTCAAAGCGCCAAGAGCAAACTCTTGCTGCTTGGCTTTGAGTTGAGCCAGAAGTTGTGTTTCGAAATTCACGCTTTGGTCTTCGTGTCTTTGGGCGCGCCAGAACCCGGAAGCGTCTGGCCGTCAACCTTGAGACCCGCAGCCATGCGGTGCTTCTGCTTTACAGCGGCATTGTCGAGAGAAACAGTGCCAGTCGTGGGCTTGTCACTCATTTTATAACTCCTTACCTAGCGCCGGGATTGATGCCTGTGCCGGTGCTCACAGAAAACTTCTCGCCAGACAGCATTTCCAACTTGGCGAGATCCATGGCCGTTTGATTGTCGGCTGTGTTCATGCGCTCGCGGATTGCGAGGTCTGCCGCTGTGCGCTGATCCTCTGCCGCCTGACGGATACGCTCGCGCTCCAATTCCAGTTGACGCGCACGCTCCTTCTCTGCCATAGCCATTTGATCCGACTGCTGGGACTGAGCGAGCTTCTGCTGTTCGAGCTGAATGCGCTGGGCGTCCGCCTGTGCGCGCTGCTGAAGAGCCTGCTGCTGAATGCCAGCGTTGATCTGGGCGATCTGCATTGAGTTGTCGGGAGGCATCGGAGGCTGCGGCTTGAATTGCTGCGCCGCCTGATCGATCTGCGCGAGCTCCTGCGCAAAAGCCCCGAGCTGCTGCTCGATGAACTGTTGCACTTTCATGATCACCTGAACCTGCTCGTTGGCTTCAGATTGGATCAATTCGTCACGCTGCGCCATGTCAACCGCATTGTGCGCCTCAACCAGATAGTAATTCAGCAGGTGATCCCGCAGATGAATCGCCATCGGATAGATGTACTGCTTCATGATCGCAGGATTGCTGCCGAACAGCGGCGACTTCAAGAACGCCATGTGCGTCTGAAGGTGCGCGATGTGATCCTGTTTCGGCAGGACGTAAATCGGGCGACCCATCGACGCTGCGACGTTCTCAGAGACCGGATCCATGTCTTCGGATCCAGGTTTCGGCTGAAGAACCTCGTTCTGAGGAATCTTCATGTCACGCAGGAACCGCTCTTCGACTTTCCGCTGATCATACATCTGCGGGAGCATCGCAGCGCGCTGCATGAGTGCCTGCGTCTGGACGAACCGCTGTGTGTCGCTGAAAATCTGCGGATCGCTGACCGGGATCACGTCCATCGGACCATCAAAGTCGGACGGGTCGATCTCGAGGCCAGCGTAGTTGGCTTCAATGTCTTCCTCGGTCAGATATGCCGAGTTGATCCGGTGCAGGATCTTGAAGCAGCGCGCCATCGAGTTGTGCAGACGCGAATGGATCGAGCTGAACACGACCATTCCCTGCTCGATGAGCGCCATTGTGGTGCCGACAGGCTGATTAGGGTTCGCATCAGACAGTTTCTCGAAAGAAGTCTGAACAACGCCCTTGCCTGCTTCGACGAGGAACCCAAGCAGGCTGAAAAGTGTCGGACTCGGGCCGTTGAAGGGCAACGGCATCGCGATTTTGCGGACATCGTCGACCAATGCGCCGCCTTCAATCTCGACAACCTCCGTCGGCTGGACATTCAGCGTCTGTCCGCCGGGTCCGCCCTTCAATTTCAAAAGCGTCGGGACATTCTGGATGTGCGCCGAGTCAAGCAGAGCGCGCAAAGCCCCAGTGGCAGCACCACTCAGGCCACCGATCATGTGCGTCAGGCCGATCGGGTATGCTCCGCGCCACGGAACGAACGGAAATTCGACGATCCAGTCGAGTTCTTTGCGCTGCTCGTCGTCGGGTTCCCAGTTTCTGTAGAGACTGAGAGCTTTTCCGCTGGTTTTGTCGATGGAAATGATGTATGGCTCGGGTCCATCTTCAAAATCGAGGCGCGTATAGACCTCGAAAATGGTCCGCAGACCATCTTCGTTGTAGGAATTGTCCTGCCTGCCTTCGATTTTGTCGTTGGCTTTGGTCGATTGGCTGAAATCCGGCTCTTCAGGCACCCCGACATCAACATCACGGTACATTCCAGACGTCACTCGACGCTGATATTCCATTTTCGTGATGTACTGGACGTGCGTTTTCCGCTCTGCAGTGTAGAAATTTGTCGCTGCAAATGGAAGATATATGTCGTCGATGGGCACGAACTCAGACATCGGGCGACGATACTGGCTCGACCACATGAATTTGAGGTACTGGCCACCACCGAGCGGGAGCTGTGTGCTCAGCTGCTCCAATTCAGAGCGGAACTCGACCATCTGCTCGGTCGTCTGCCAATTCATGAAGGCAGCTTTGCGTTCTGCCTTGGCAACCTTCTCGCGATCCTGCTCGCCGAGGATCTTGCTTTTCACCGGACCCGTGGGCGGGAAAGCCTCTTTCATGAACCTCGCCGAGAAGTCCACGCAAGATTCGACGAGCAGCGGGTGAACGACCTTGTTGGCACCAGTGAATTGCGCGCCACCGGGTGCGTCATCGCCGAGGCCAGTGCGACGGAGCCCTTCTTCGTAGAGCTTATCACGCTTTTCGCGAGCCTCTTTGTCCTTGCTGATCTTGTCAAGCAAGTCCGAGACGATGTCGGTCAGAGCTGCCTGATCGACTTCATCGACGATGTTGGCGAAATGTTCGAGATGGCGCTGCTCGTCTTCGTCGTTCTGAAGGCGGATCACAGCGCCGCCATCCTCGGTGTCTTCGACCTCGAGAGTTTCTTCCTCAAGACGAATCACTTCGCCAGCTTCGTCGTCTTTTTCGAATTCGTCGGCCATGGTGATTCCTTAGAACTTCGACTACTGATTGCGTAGCACTTTGATCCAGGCTTGAATGTTTGATTCAGGAACGCCCTTTTCCGCAGCCAGCTTTGCTAGATCGTTCAATGTGTAATAACCCGGTGGGATCTTTTCCGCAGAACCGGGGAGCCTTTGTCCCTCGAAAACTTTGACCATGTCTGCATTCCGGAGCTCACCTACGTCGTACCAGTTCCTTGACTTAATAAAATCTTGAACGAACGGGATGTATTCGTCAACAGGCTTTGCGTTGCCTTTGCCTTTAATCTGATTAATTGTTACGATTTCGCCGCCAGCCTGCCTTATTTTGTCAAGTTCTTCCCTCATGCCCGCTTGGCTCTCTTCATAAAAATAATTATGGAACTCACGCTCCCTCGGAGCTTGCTTCTGTGCGAGGTCTGCAGTCGCATCCTGCATTTTAAAGTAAAAATCTTCCGATTCCTCGTCAATGTTTGGATATTTACTTTTAATTTTCCTGTAGGCTAGATCCGTGTATTCGTCCATCCTTTCATCAACAACCCTTTGGATGGCACGATCATGCGCTTTTTTTGTCA